GCACCCTCATACTCAACAACTCCCGACACATAGAAGTTTGCGAGCCCGGCGGCGGCGATTGTTTGCCCGAGTGTGACTGTTTCCCTGGCGGGGGTGTGAGCTGTCGCTACAGTGATACTCTTCGTGACCTCGGTTCCCCAAGCCATGATGACCAGCTTGGGCGTCGTGGCGAACTCCAATGGCGCCTTGATGACGGGTTGTATTCCGTTCGTGAAGTCGCAGACCAACTGCGGGCGGAAGCCAGTAATGGTAGGCCCTCCGAAGGAAACTTGCTCCGAGTTTGCATAGCCCATCAATGTATCGTGGGCGGTCGGGCTCGTCACGGAGTGTGGCAGCCAAGCCATATACACCTCGGCCGCTTTGTTGAGCGCCCTTCCACGAGGAACCACCTCGACCTTCAACGACTTGATTGTGACCCGGGCGAACCTCGCGCAGAAATTCTTGATCGACGCCCTCTCCTTGACCACATACGTCTCCACGGAGGACGCGTCCCACTTCTCGAAGTCCAGCGCATACTTGAAGCGCTGCTGCTGCGTCTGAACGACGATTCCCGTGCTGGGGAGCGAATTCACGTTCAGGCTCGGAGTCGGCATCTGATTCATGCTCTGATTCATCTCGTCGCCGGATACAGCTCTGGATTCCTCTGATGCTGTCTTGGACATTCTGGAAAGGGTTTTTGAGATAAGCTTTGAAGGATTGATCAGAGAGTTGTAACAAGGCAATTGACCTATTTTCCTGGGCCTTGCCGCCAAACACTCTCTTAGCTATCCACTTCATCACGTAAGGTGGCATTTTTGACAACATGTCCCCAACCTTGAGCCCAAATTTGTAGACTGCAGAGAAGATGGCCCAAGCCGGAATATCTCGTGAGTACATGAGAAGCCGTTCAGAGCGAGAACTAAGCTCCCAAAGCTTAGCTTGCAGACACTCATGCCAGTCGGCATAGGCTCCTGGAATGCATCGGTACAGATTATCTCCAAGCCGCGTCGAATGTCGGAAAAGTAACGCAAAGCTTCCTATGACTGCCTTGAGCGCGAAAGGACCTTTTCCCTGGGCGATGATCAACTTAACCAGCAGATTCGCTGGGTTGCGAGCAATTCCATAGGCTGAAATGAAAAATCCCACAAAGTCGGGATAAGCCGGAAAGAAGATCTTGAACTCTAGGTCCGGGAACGCCCACTGATGCCAAAGATCCCAGTACTGCCACTCCTTAAGTCCTCGACGTTTCAACCAAGCATCGTCACCACTGAAAGCTCTAGGATGTCGCTTCTTGACGAGGTAACGAATGTGGAAAATCGCCTTCGTGAAATTCGTATTGAAGCGGTAGGTTCCAGGTTCGCCAGTATGACGCATAGCGGCCAGGAGACAATCTCTCCATTCCATATTGAACTTCAAGCCTACATACCAAGCGATAAGAGGCTC